AACGGCAGAGCTTGGTATTACAAAGCAGATGCTGACATGATTCTTATGTGGAACCCCGGACCCGAAGGTTGGCCTAGCTTTTGGTCTATGGGTTATTACGTTTCTTATGATGACGTTGCTACGCCTGATTTATGCTCCACTTGGAAGTTAGGGTATAATGGCGTGTTGCCATTGCCAACCGTTATAGCAGGCACTTCGCTTGGTTATGTACTAACAGGCACGGACGTAACACTCACTTACACGCAAGGTGCACAATCCTATACGCTCGCTTGTGAGGCTGGGTCATACTCACTAACAGGCACAGATACGACCCTGACAGCGCAATACAACTACACGCTCGAATGTTCGGCTGGTACTTATTCGCTCACAGGTACGGACGTCACGCTCGACCCGACCTTCAATTACACGCTCACTTGTGAAGCTGGTAGTTACGCGCTCACAGGGACAAACGCAGGCTTGACTTCTGCTCGCACGATGGCGTGCAACGCAGGTTCGTACGCCTTGACTGGCACGAACGCCGACTTCTACCGCGCGTTGGTTATGGCTTGTGAGGCTGGCTCTTATGCTCTCACTGGCACGGATGCAAGCCTGACATCACACCGCATATTCGCGCTCGGAATGGGGAGTTATGTGCTGGTTGGCACTGCTTGCGGGTTGTTCATTCTCTCGCCAACACCCGCTTGCAGAACTGCGACAATCGAATTTGAGAACAGAACATTCGCAATTCCGCATGAAAATAGAACACTGGAGGTCAAATGTCACTGACATTACAAAACCCATTGAAAGACCCGTCGGCAGTATTGGATTATGTGTTCGACTGGACGGGATGGCTGGCAACCGGCGAAACAATCTCAAGTTACACCGTAACGGCACAGTCTGGTATCACCCTGGATAGCGACAGCGCAACGGATGACACTGTTACCGTTTGGCTGTCAGGGGGAACATCCGGCAGCCGTTACAGGGTATCTTGCAAAATCACAACAAATGCCGGGCGTATTGATGAGCGATCTATGATCATCGATTGCCAGAATAGATAAACTGAGTATTTATAAAAAACTATTATGCTAACCTCCGACCAGCTGGACGTGCTTCCGGGTCCGATCCTGGATTTATATGAACGATTTCACATCTCGATTTTAGAAGACATTGCCCGGCGGGTGGCGAGCCAACTGTATACCAGCGCCGCTTGGCAGGTACAGCGGATGATTGAAGCCGGACTGCTTTATGATGATCTACTGCATCGGATTGCGGAGCTGACGGGGGAGAGTGAGCGCACCCTGCGGAGAATATTTGAAAAAGCGGGCGTGACCGCCATGCGCTTTGATGATGCGATTTATAAAGCGGCGGGGTTGAAGCCATTGCCGTTGAATTTGTCCCCACAGATGACACGAATACTGAGTATTGGGCTCCGAAAAACCGCCGGCTTGCTGCGCAACCTGACTCTGACCACGGCACGTTCAGGGCAGGAGCTGTTTATTGCTGCGACCGACCTGGCATATATGCAGATTTCCACGGGCGCATTGGATTATGCAACGGCCGTACGTGAAGCGGTGAAAGAGATGGCGGGCCAGGGACTGGAGGTGATCTACTATGAAAGCGGGCACCGGGACAAGATTGACGTGGCAGTCCGGCGGGCGGTGCTGACAGGGGTCTCACAAACCGCAGGCGAGCTGACCGAAGCACGGGCTGATGAGATGGGTACGGACCTGGTCCAGACATCGGCGCATTTGGGAGCCAGAAACAAGGGTGATGTGCCGGAAAACCATGAGATGTGGCAGGGGCAGGTGTTTACCAGGGGCAAAGACCCGGCGAATGCTGCGTATCCGAACTTCTACGAAGTCACGGGGTATATGACAATCACCGGTCTTTATGGAATTAATTGTGTTGTTGGAGATACAAGAGTATCAGGTCCGAGCATACGTGCCGCGTACAGGCGTAAGTATGCCGGCGAACTCATTGTCATCAGAACCACCAGAGGTCATGAGCTTACCGTCACGCCTAATCACCCAATACTTACCCAACATGGATGGGTTGCTGCTGACGCGATCACAGAAGGAGACAATGTATTCAGCTGCTCCAATCTCGATAGGGAAAGCAGAATTAGCCCAAACGTAAATAAGAGCCAACCCCTTATTCAGCAAGTATTTAGTACGCTCAATGTAGGCAGTATAGTTAGCACGTTTCCTGCCTCTGCCGGTAACT